CATCTTAGGTAGTTCATCTCCTGGTGTTGCTGCCAAACGCAAGTGCAGTGATGTAGCGCCATAAACAACAGACCTCTGGCCGCTGTGAGCTTGCATACCAGATAGAGGGTCTATAGCCGTAGCTGTTAGGCGCAATCCAGATACCATGAATGACTTGCTAAGTATCAAATCATCAAGCAATGCATAGTTATGTATAGCGACAGGCCACTGATAGTCTTTTTTTGCAATCAGTGTATTATGTCTGTATTTTAAGGGAATGATTAACAGCTGACTTTTGTGGTGTTTACTAAACAACTCTAGCGTGTCGAAAAACTTTTGATTTAATGTGCTGTTATTTGTTGCAGATGTAATCAAAAATGACTTATACTTCTTCGCAGCTTTTATATCTAAGTTGCTTGGACACTCTACATCATTCGTTTTATACTTAGGATTATGTGGTTCTAACTTTATGCCTAAGATACTTTGTGTGTTGCTTTTGTGTTGACGCATCGCACGTTCTGTATTTGTGCTAATACCAGCCTTCCGCATAGCATCAGCAAGTGATGTGCTGTTAGGCCAAACTTCTGCTATTTTTCTGGCGCGTTCAATACTTGTGTGTGTTTTCATTACCCAGTTCTTTTGTAATGCTCATCTTCATAGCTAGTATTTTGACCTCTGCTACCAAACCACCAGCCAACTACCATTGCCGTCATGTTAACAAGCGCCAAGTCAAACGGATTTGCAAGCATCTGGTCAAACGCTGTGCCAATCAATGCTACTTGGTCATTCAAGTTAGTTACATTATGCGTTAGCTTATCTGTAATAGCGTAGTATTCGCTAGTGCGTATGCTAGTCATTAAGACTAAATACCAAGTAATGCCGGGGCGCGTTATTGATCGCATAAAGTTAGCAATGTCGCCTAACATTGACTTGCCCCATCTAATCTTACTCAGATTGTTTTCAGCGTCTTGCGAGTTGGTAAATGCAGATATGTTGCCAGCAATTTCGGTTAGTGCAATCTCTTGCTCAGTTTCTTCACGCTTTGCTTTCATTGACATTTCTGTTAGTGCTAACTCTTGCTCAAACTCTAAGCGCATACGCTCTGTTTCATGTTTAAACATATTGCGCTCATGCTTACGCTGCAAGAACGCGCCAAAGATACCAACGCCTGTTGATAGGATAGGGGATAAAATATCAATCATCTGACCAAAACTCCAATGACTTATCACCGCCAAACCAATGTCTGCGGCGGCCTGTATCTATGTGCAAAAACGTCTGATAGTAGCCAAAGCCTGTAAACCCAGCAGACTTACACATAAAATTCAATTCTTCTTTGTTGTGATTACGCAAAGATATATCTACAGCAAGTTTTCTGTGTTGGCTCATTGGCACACCGCCAACAGCTAAGTTATGCCTAAAGCATCTGTGTGCAGAGTTTATATGTAAAGGCTTTTCTATCTTTGTGCGTACCCATTGCAGCTTGTCTAAAAACTCTGGGTCATGATAGTATTGACCGCAGTGCCTACATGATAGCTCTTTGGCGCTAAAGTTAGGCCATCGGTCACTATCCCAGTCGACCTTTATGTAATGTTTAGTTTTCATTCTTAATAATGAGAGCAGTGAGGTCTTTATGGTTTTGCCGCATTTCAACGCCCAGTGACTCAATGCTGCGCTCAACTCTTTTAACCGATTCACGTACATCATCCTTCCTTGCAAAGTTTTCATTCATGTCATCTTTTAAGTTATCTATGCGCCCATGCGTTTTAGAATTATCATTACTGATTTTAGCTGAGACTTGTCTATCCCTAGCGATAACACCGCCAACAAACGTAACTAATAATGCACAAAAAGTTAATAATGTCTTAACATCTACGTTTGCCGGGTTTTCCATGATCTTAACTTTCTAGCGCTTCAAGGCGTGTTTCTAGTGCTTCAATCTTAGCAATCGCGTCTTGCAATGCAGACGTTAGCAATGGCACAAGTTTACTTTGGTCTATACCTTGGTAATCTGGCACTTGCCGTGTTGCCATAACTTTCTCTGTTGTTTCGCGCCAACGCTGACCTTCTTCAAGTTCATCTGGCTCTACAACATCTGAGCTATGTATTACTTCAGCAATAGCAGGGGTTAGCTCTTGTTGTTGTTCCTCATATGTAGCGTCAACGGCAGGCGTTAGTTCATTGCCATCTTCATCATAAGTTGCCTCAACAGCAGGCGTTAGCTCAACTTGTATTGTTTCATATGTTGCTTCAACTGCAGGGGTGTATATGTCACCTGTTGCTTCGCTTTCAACATACTGTTGGTCACGCATTGCATCTCTTTCGCCACTAATTGCTTCTGGTACTACCTCTTGCGCTTCATGTGCTATAAAGCCATCTACCCTACCGCCATCATTTACCCATTCAAAGTTTACAGGATTAAGAGCTTTAACTCTGTCAATACTACCTTGCATAGGCTGTATATCAGTCTTGAGCCTATAGTCTGAGCTAGTTACATAGGCAACAGAGAATGCAGACACATCTATTCTACCTATTTCACCAGAAAGGTTTTCAAATCCTATATGGGTCTGAGTAGTGTTAACACTTCCTACAGTCTGCAAAGCCCTTGAAGAACCTACAACAGTAGATTCTATGAATCCACTACCTGCTGGACTAGCACCACCTACATTCAATGCATTATCTACATCTAAGTTACCTAGTACCTCTGCACCAGCAGATGTTGTAGCAAATTTACCCACACCATTATAGTATGAGGTAACACCTGCTCCAGGAAGTGCCTGTAACATAGCAGTGTTTCCGTTAGCATATAAGTATACACCTGTACCACTATCAATAAAAAGCGAACCTGTGCCTACCTCCCTTATCCAACTGTTACTACCATCGTGATAGATTTGTAAATCGTCGGCTGTACCCATTAGTATATAACTACCGTCTGGCAAGTCTATATTACCACCTACATCTAGATTGGCTGGTATATTAATGCCCGTACCACTAGTAATTAAGTTAGTAGTTGCACCACTTGCAGTTAATACTTTAATTTCACCAGTATTGGCTTGTAATCTTAAATCGCCACCACCGCCTGTGTATACTGACCTAGATGAGCTACCTAAATATATATTACCTTCGACGTGTAGCTTATCTGCACAAGTTGTATTGCCAATACCAACATTACCATTATGCTTTATACGCATAGCATGAGTTGAGTTAGGCTGAAAGTCAATTACATCTTGATTGTAAGTTGTAAAGTTCCACTCATTACTGCCTGAGTATTCTGATATTGCTCGTGTTGCGCCATCTCGCATATGTCTTACAATTGACTCACCTGTATCTGCGGCATCTAGCCTTAAATCTGCATCTACATCACCTGTACCTGATGCCTTAACTTGTATGGCAACATCAGAGTTAGCCGCGCCACGTACATCAATCCTATAAGAAGGACTGAAAGTACCAACGCCCAAATTACCTACCGAATTAAGGTTCATTGACTTACTTTCAGTTGCGTCAATTTCCCATAATATGGAATTACTTGTCTGCCATCTGAAAGGTTGTGTAGTGCTATCAGAAACAGGAGACTTTAATGTAAGTATTCTATTTTGTGCGCCTAAGTCTGCCTGTGCTGAGAACATTGATTGGTCAACACCATCTGTAAATAAATGCATTTTAGCAGTCGGTGCCGTAGTCCCTACGCCCAATCGCCCATAATTATCAATACGCATACGTTCAGTTACAACGTCATCTACACCACCATTATTTTGCAATGTACCGAATGCAATGTAGCTATCTGGCGTTGTGTCTGATGCGTGTGCCCTAATAAATGCAAGCACCTCATTACCATCTTCAGATGTATCATTACCTTTAAAATCAATACCGCCAATTAACTCATTAGCACTAATAGATGTAATAGAATTTTCTAGTGTTAATGTTGAGCCACCGCTACTAGTAGCATTTACATTACCTGTTACATCTATACCAGTTGGTTTAACACGCGCTACTTCTGTTTCATTTACACCAAATACCAAATCACGGGAGGTTGAGTTAGTGTATATATTAGCGGCATCAGCATCTAATGCGATAGCAAATCCATAACCATTACCATTAACATATAATTGTCCACTAGCACTAGAATCCATACTTATATCAGTGTTACTGGTGATTTCGACAATACCTGTTACATCTATACCAGTTGATGTTGTTTCAAACTTCTTACTATTATCATAATATAAATCAACGGAACCGTTACCATCTGCTGTCAAATATGTTTCAGTTCCTGCACCTGTTCTTAGTCGTAAACTTGTAGCATCTATAAATAAGTTACCTGTTCCTACATCTCTAATATATGAGTTACTAGCATCGTGATAGATTTGTAAATCATCAGAAGCACCTAGTAATAATTTACCGTTGTCTGGCAAGTCTACATTACCTGTCACATCTATACCAGTGCTTTTAGCAACTAAAACATTGTTTTGCGAACCAGCACTAGAGTTGGCATCAATACTCGTAGTTACATTCGTATTTGTATCTACAAGAAATATTTCTGGGTCTGAGGATTCAAGTGTCAATTTACCTGTCATAGTGCCACCAGCTTTAGGTAGCGCAGCGTCAGCAGTAGTGCCTTGTGCAGAAGTAGCATAATCAGAAGAATCAAATGCTTTAACTTGTGCTAGGTTAGTAACCTCAGAGTCCATCAAGGCTCCTGCGGCTGTTACGTTAGCAGTATCTGTTACATCAGCAGATGCTTCTATGCCATCAAGTTTAGTACCATCAGCAGCTACGTCGCGGCCATCTACTGTGCCTGATAAAGTTACGCTCCCGGTAAAGTTTAAGTTACCTGTGCCTGTAATATCGTTGCTGTTTAAATCTAAATTACCGCCAAGTTGCGGTGTAGTATCGTCTACAACGTGTGCTATGCCGCTAGTGCCGCCTGTTGCAGATATAGTACCATCAGCCGCTATAGTTACATTTGTACCAGCTGTTAGTGAAGCAACAACATTTGTTGTATCTGTAACATCAGCTGCTGTTTCTATTCCGTCTAATTTTGTGTGATCTGCATCTGTAAATGCATTTGTATCTGCGTTGCTTTCGTATGCTGTTTTAATCTGTGCCGCTGTCTGGTCTGCTGTTGCACCCGGTTCTATTCCGCTTAGTTTGCTTACATCAGCGTCAGCAAAATTGTTTGTGTTTGCATTACTTTCATACGCTGTTTTGATTTGCGCGGCTGTTTGGTCTGCTGTTGCACCAGATTCAATGCCGTCAAGTTTTGTGCCGTCTGCTGATACATCACGCCCATCAATAGTACCTGTTATTGCAATGTTGCCTGTACCTGTGATATTCCGATTATTCAAATCAAGATTACCGCCAAGCTGGGGTGATGTGTCCTGCACAATAGCAGTAATGCCAGATGTGTTAGTTGCATTAGCCCACACAGTTCCATTGTAAACAAGTATCTGACCGCTTATTGCATTGTTAACTTGTACGTCTGTAATATTGCTAAGTATGTGATTGTGACCATTGTCTACAACAGTTACTGCAATATCTATATCGCCTGTGGTGTAATCTAATGTACCACTACCTGTTGCTTCCCCGGTAAGGTTTGTTGTCAGGTTTGTGGGAATGGGTACAGGTGAACCACCAGCACTATCTTCAGCTATTGGCATTTAACTCTCCATTACCATTTTACGCGGTTAGCCCAATAGGCTGCGCTTGATTTACCTTTTGCTATGTTCTTGCGATGTCTCGCTTTAAAACTAGCTCTCTTTTTCTTCATACGTTGGCTCTCACCAGACTTAGGTTTTCCTGCTGTACTAGCACCTTGCTGTCCAAAACGTATGATCTTCTCTTTGCTGTCATAACACGCTTTTACAACGTGCGACTTTGTTTTATGCCCAGGCGTACGTCTAGGCTTGTTGCACTTCATTTTGGCTTTTAGTATGGGTTTGCGGCTAATCATTTGTTTCGATAACCACCAGTAAAAAGATTACTTAATGCATTTACACCTTTTTTGCGGACATTTTCTACAGCTAACCCTGTATTCATAGCTTCCTTGCTTATTGCTTCAGCTGTATTTGGTGGCACTGCATCTTGCCCGGTTTTTAATATTGTTTGTCTGCCCACTAAACCACCCGCATATTTTAATAGTTTTATTGCTCTATTGCTAGTTACTCTACTTAACAATTTTTGTGCAACTTCAGGACTTTGGTCTGCTATCAACGCAAAGTTTTTGATTATGTTTTCATCTAGTTTTACATTAGGATTAATTATTGCAGCTGCAGCATCTTCGTAACCTCTTTCTACTCTTACAGCACGTTTTGCACCAAATGCTAATTTTCCTCTTAATTTATTTGAAAGTGATTGCGCTGCATTTGTTACTAGTCGCTCATCAACTTTAGGATTTACTAATATATTACTTAACACACTAGATTGTGTTGTGGTTTTATTTAATCCATCAAGTATATTTTTTGTTGCGTCTTTACCAAATAATATTTCCATTTTTTGTTTTGTTAATGGGTTATTTAATTCTTTTATTTTTAATGGCAGATCAACATTTGTATTAGTAATTTTTGTAATTTCTTCAGCAAAACCACTTTTTATATTTTTTAATTCATCTGGTGATGCATTATCTATTATTTGTGTAAATTCTTCTATTTTTGTATCGCTTTTATATATTTTTTTACCTGTATCTAAATTTGCAGTTGTGCTTTTACCTTTAGCAAATTTTTCATTAGCGCCACTATATCCAGATTGTTTTTCTAAATATTCTCTAAATTTGACCCTTGTTGCATTATCTATTTTGCCGCTATCGAGCATTTCATCTAATTGTAATTTCATGTCTTGATATATATCATTTTGTGTGCCTTTTGGTACACGAATTGTAGTCGGTTGTGTTTTGCTAGCTGGCACTTCTATTAATGAATTTCCAGTTCCAGTTTGGTAATATTTATCTCCTAATTTTACATATTTTGTTAAATCTGGCTCTACAACAACATTTTCTACATTAGTACCAGAAGCTCTAGTTTTATACATATCATTTTGTAATTTACGCAATGTAGGTGTTGTTGCTATTAATTCTTCAATATTTTTTGGATTTTTAATGTTTTTTTCTTTAATTAATTTTGCACGTTTACCACTATCTCTAAAAGCTGCAAAACCTTCATTACCAAGTTCTATATTTGTATTTGCGCTTGCCCTTACACTACCAGAGTCTGTCGGTAGATTTTTATCAAGTAATTCTACTTCTTCATCACGTATACGACTTCGCTCACCTTTAAATTTATTCTTTAATATTTGATTGCTTTCTGGATATTGTGCAAATACTTTTGCTGTATCACCAATTGCTGGGTCGTACACTAATTTGTCTAAATTTGTATCAATTGGTTTAGTGCCTAATTGCTTTTTTATTATATCACCAGCTTCATTAAAACCTTTACCAGCAGCCTTAAAACCCGGAATAAAAGATGCTGCATCTAATGCACTCATAGCTGTTTTACCAGCATCACCAACAGCATCCAATGCACGTTCGCTTGCATATGGCAAATCACCACGCATTAAACCACTATATGCCTTAATTGTATTTTTACCCGCACTAAGTAAATTACCTGGTAAATTTATTGCGCTTTTTGCAGGCTGCACAATTAGCTCACCGAGTGGATCACTTGCAATATCTAATGCTACATTACCTACAAGATTAGTCGCCATACTTGTCGGCATCATCGTTCCACCCCCGTACCTCATAGCTTGTGTACCTATATTTAGGGCATCGCGACTTGCATCAATACCACTTTGATATATGCCTTTAAGGCTTTTTTTGCCGTTGTTGTTTGTTGTTATATTATTATTTCTTTCTGCTTCTGTACGCAAAACTCTTGTTTCTGTACCATCTTCATTTCTTATTACTACATAATCACTCATGTTATTTGCTTTCGTTTGGTGAATCTATTGGCCAGCTATTATTCTTTTTTAAATAATATTCTGCTAAATTCACAGGCGTTGCTGCAACAAATATTTTGTCACCTTGATTGTTTACAGCTGGCTTGCCATTTGCATCAAGTAATTGTATATTTTTTGTTTCACTGCTTAGTTTTAATTTTTCAAGCAAAGTATTTTTGTTTAACTTACGATTTCTATAATCATTTGTTATCCAATTATTTTCATTGCCCTTTACCTTGCTACCTTTTGCTGTCAATGCTTCTAATTGCAAATATTTAGTAAATGCTTCATCAGGTGTAAGTCTATAATCTGATAATGGACTTGCAGCTAATTTAGCAAATCTTAATTCATTTTCACTTAATGCACCAAAAGTAACGCCAGATATTACATCTATTGTGTCACTAGAAACAAGTCTTTCTATGTCTGCCTGTAAACTAGCAGCAGGTGTACCTCTTACAGCACCTAAATAGCTTGTAAAACCATATGCTGATGATAATTTATCTTTAGATAATAAATCATAAAAATCACGTTCATATGCTTTTGCCGCAGCCTCTGCTGTTTCTTTTTTATTAGCTTCTTCTTTTTCTTTTTCATCCATTTCATTTAATTTGCTGTAAGTAGTAAAGCTATATAAATTTTCTTTAATTGGATTTCCTGTTTGCATATCTATATAATTTTTACCATCATAAACTACATTGTATCCAACACCACTTTCTGTAAACATTTCTTTTGGTTTACCTCTTGTTACACCAGATTTTGCTCTTTTAATTAAATTTTTTGTTCTGTTTGTCTCAGTTACTGTTTTTTCCAAGTTTGCTATCATCTGGTCTATCTCTAACTTATCCAGTCTATCTTTTGTGCCTTGATCTCTTATTTCAGCTTCAGTTGCTTCTCGTGTGTGTACTCCACCAAATTTTGTATCAAATTGTGTTGTACCCACCAATATACCATCATCGTTTTCGCTAAATATTACTTTTTTAGACTCTGGGTTAATGCCTAGTCTGTTCATTTCAATAGTAGTTTCAAGTGCCTCAATCTCTAAATCATTCATTTTCATAGTTTTATCCATTTGTGTTAAATCCGATGTAGAAACTGGGCCTAAATTTATTGGTTTTCCATATTTATTTCTGCCCTGATTAACCCATACACCATCTACAAGTTCTGGTGTAACTTCACCAACAATAGCGCGTTCACTTTCTTGTTGTGTTTTTTGATCATCAAGTAATGTATTTTTTCTTTCAATTAAATTGCTACGTCTAGCATCATAATCACTACGCATAGCATCTTCACTTGCAGCTTGCCTAGCTAACACACCTTGCATTACATTGCTCCCTGTACCCGGTATTGCAAATGCATCCGATGCTGCACCAGCTAATATTTGTATATAATCACCTAATTTAAGTTTACCTGATTTATATTCATTATTTAGCTCTGCGTTAATTTTATCTAATTCAGTTTTTTCTTGCGTAATTTCTGGTTTTTGTTTTTGTTGACTTAATATTGAACCATTTAAATTATTAGGAGTAAAAGTTCTTACATTTTTTTCACCATCAAAATTTGTTACTTGTGTACCATCTACTTTACGTTCTAATGCTATATTTCGCTCTTTATTTATTTGGTTTTGCATTTGTGGTTTTATGTTTTGACTTCTGCTCTTTGCAGCATTTACAGCAGCATTTACATTACCATAACCTTGTAATGGTGTGCCTGTTATTGGATCAGTTATTTTACCATCTTGACCGATAACAGATTGTATTGCTTGTTCTTTGTTTAATATATTACCATTAGCACCTACTGTTGGTATATTGTAAAAAATACCATTTATAGGCTCTGTAATTGTTTTTTCAGAATAACTTTCGCCATTTTTATTGTATACAGGTCTGCCATATTGCGTAACTTGTCTATTAGATACTGTTTTAGGTGCTAAACCATTAAGTAAATCTGCCTTACGCGGTGTGTTTAATTTAAATTGTTCTGGCATAGTTATTTTATTGCCGTAACTAAATGGTTGCTGTTGTGACATATTATTTGGCATTGTTTGCGTTTGTTCTGGCGGCATAGCAACAGGCTTTGTGTCCATCTGTGATGGTAGCTTTATGCCTAATGATGCTCTTAACCTACGTTCTTCGTCAGTTAATTGTCTATCATCTTTTGCAAATAAATTACCTAATATGTTAATGTTTCTCATGTTATTGCTTTCTTTACTTGTAAGGTAATCCAGGTATTTTTATGCCAGACAATGCACTTGTTAACAAACCACCTATGCCCATACCACCTGACTCTGTAGTTGTTCTGTTGCTATCAACTATTTGTGGTGTTCCACCAAGTATACCAAGTTCAATATTAGAACGTCTGTATGCGTCATCATATTGTCTAATAGCTTCATTATACATTGCATCTAATTGTGCTTGCTCTAGCTCACGTTGTGTTTGTCCATATTGACTTTCTAAGCCATATGCACGTAAATCAGCGTCAGATAGTTGACCAGCCATATCAGCTATTTGCGCTGCACTTCTAGCCCTCATATCTGCACCGCGTAATCCAGCAGATTGATTATATTGGTCTGCCGTAAGTTGTCTTTGTGCATCTGCTTGCACTCTATTTGCAGCATCTTCATAACCCTGACTGCGTAACTCTGCGGCAGTTTTTGCAGCTATTTCTGTAAAATTACGTGTATTTTCAGCTTGCTGTATTGCTTGCCTTGAACCACCAAATGCAGATGCTTTAGACGCTTGTGCATCTATATTTTCAGCACTAGCCATTTCTCTGCGCTCTATATCGCTTAATGCGTTGCCAATAACGTTTTCCATGTATGGGTTCATGTATCCGCTAATGTCAGCATCAGTAAAATTTTGGGATTGTATTTGATCTGGCGTGTATTGTGCGCCCTGTTGTGCCATTGTTAAGCCTTGTTCAACAAAACCCCGGTTGCTTACATTATTACCCATGTAATTTCCTAAAGCATTTGTTTCCATGTCACTTATACCAGCAACACGTTCGCCTGTGTATGGCGTATATGCTTGTTCACCAAAGCCTCTTGCATTTGATGCGGCAGTATTAATCATATTTTGTGTAAAAGGATCAACTGTATTATCTGTTGTTTCTACTTTTTTCTTTTTACTGCCCATTACAGCCTCCATATTAAGGTGTTGCCATGCTCAACAAAACCTAGTTTTTTTAATAATTTATTCCAACCTTTGCGATGACCAAATGTCATAATGTAATCACCGCCTAAATCTTTTACATATTTTTTTGCAGACACAACCAATGGATAAAAATCTTTTAAATTGCCTCCATAAAGCCATACATTTAGTCCAATAGTACCATCTGATTTATTAGCTATTTGTGTTATTGCAGCACTATTATTTGCTGGCCAATATTGCGCTTCTTTGTTTATTACAGCCTCTTTAACTTCTTCATATGTATGCTCATGCCCCGAACGCTCCAAAGCGTTTACGATTTGTTCTTTATGATTATCTATGTTTACAATGCCGTCCAAGACAATACTCCAGAGTTATCAATACTTGCGCTGTAACGTGTGCCGTTAGGACTTGTTAGTATTAATCTATTGTTTGCGTTTATATTTATATCTTCATTTATTTTGCGTGTTTGCGTCATTTCATATGTAATATTACGACGTGTTTCTATTTCATTTACTGCATCGTATGTTGGCATTGCATCAGGTAGCCTCATCGTTTGCTCCCTGGTTTAACTTCAATACGCGGCACACCAAGCCTCCAATTAGTTGACTCTGCACCTATTGCCTTAACAAGCATCTGCCTTCCATGTACTCTTATTGGCACAGGTTGCCGAGTTGCTGTGTAAGGGCCAAAACTACGCTCTGTGCCGTTAGGATACATTTTAGTTTTAAAAGTCATGCTAACGTCGCCCTGTGCGCTTTCATCAGGATATAAAAACGTAAGATTAGAGCTGTTTTCACCTGTACCTAATTCTACAGGGCCATGCTCAATAAAACTAACATCTCCATTGTGATCATAGCCAAACTCATGGTCATATATCTTGCCAGTAGCATCTACAGCTATTGGATATGGTAATGGCGCTTTGTCTGTCGCACATAATCGCGATAAACTGCCTTTATTCCAATGTCCTTCTCTATAGTCATAAACCACATATTTGTCATTTTCAGTGCTATCAGCACTAGGGTAAAACCACCAAACTTCACCAAATGATGCGTTATGCCAAGCAGTAACTTTGCTAATTTGCGCCCTGTTAATATCTTTAAACACTGCATCATGCACATCGCATTTTATAGGTTGGCTGTAACCTGTATAAACATAAAAGTTTTCATGTGACATCCAATATGCTGCGCCATCAGCCGTTGTCACCGCACCAGCAGATACTAAACCACCACCAGCATTATCTTGTGGAAATCCGTATACTAATGGCGGCCCTAAATATACAACGCGCCACACATCTTTGTCTGTAAATATAAGGCTACCACCTTTAACATTGACCGCATTTAATATTGTACCAGCTGTTTGTAGACTAAAGTTACCAGCTTGGTTATTAGCCGCTGCTGTCCATTGGTTTCTATCTTCTTGATCTGACCAAGCAACATCTCTTGGCACACCTCCTGCTCCAAGGCACATTACAATACGTTCTGGTGTTACTAATACTGCCCTATTACTTACAGGCGCATTTGTTACTTGTGTAGCATCAACATTAACATTTACATTCCATTCGTACAATTTACCATCATCAGGCAATACGCCTAGTAATATTTGTCCAAAAGTATCTAATGACCACACACTTGCTGGATTTATAGTATTAGTTACAGCAGGGTTACTAACACCATACGGCCCACGACCATATAATCCTGTGCCATAACCAGCACCTGTATCTGCATCTGCTCTGCCTGTAGTCAATCCAGAAGGCGTTATGTCTGTTACAGCACCACCTACAGTCATAGCGTACAAGTTACTATTAGTACCTATAGCGGCAAATATTTGATTACTGTTATCACGCCAAGATATTACACGTCTTGCCTTGCCGCTTACAGTTGTAGTTGTTCTTTGCCTCCAGCCGCCCATTGGCCCCAATGCACCAAACTGCCAGCGCACAAGGTTAGCATCAAAGTTACGGCCTTTAGACTGATACTCTGTTCCGTTGGTGTATACACCTGGTGGTATGTTTAATGGTACTAACATTAACTAAAACTCACTGTAACTGTATCTGAATTAATTACGTTGTTATCGGCATCTGTTACTTGACATCTGTAAACAGCATTGCCACCAGATAACGCATAATTAAAACCAAATCTTGTAGTGTACTGCGTTGGCAGTTGTGGGAATAGATTTATACTACTCACAGTGCCAGATACATAAAACCATTGATATGTAAATGGCGCTTTCCCGCCTGTAACTGTTACGGCTGTGTAACCAGTGCCGGGGCTACTTGTAACACCTGTGTAACTACCTATTGATGAGTTGTATGATGTAGAACCAGACAATGTTGTTTGCGTTAGTGTTGCTTCAAATGCAGTAGAAACAACTTCCCATGCACTACCATTCCATCTCTTTACACCACTGTTAGGTTCTACCCACGCACTACCATTGTAATACTTAGCTGTTGCGTCTGCAAATGCAGTGCCGTTATAAGTTTTAATCGCCATTATGCCGTTGTATCAAACCAAATGTCATCTGTTAGTGGACTTGTAGGCGCTGTATTGCCTACAGTTATTGTTCTGCCATTACCGCTTGCGTGCGCTACTTTACTGTCTAATGCAGCTTGTAAACCTGTTGTTTTTGCTATTGTAAATGTACCATCGGCTACTGTTGCTAATGTTGTAGCTAAAGAAAAGTTACCAGTACCATCAAATGCTACGCTTCCTGTTACTGCGCCTGTCAGTGTTACTGTTCTGGCAGTAGACCATTTATCTGCTGACGCTGCATTGCCTGTGACAGCGCCTGTTACGTTGCCTGTTACGTTACCTGTAACATTGCCTGTTAAATTGCCAACAAATGTCGGCCCTGTAACTGTTCCTGTAAATGTAGGGCTTGCTAATGGTGCTTTACTGTTAGCTAAATTTTCATTAGTTTTTACTTGTGCATCAATTGCTATTTGCGTGTTATTTAAATCACCGCCCCATGTATCTTGTGCAGTACCTGGTGTATTATATGTCCAGCCATAATTTGTTGTTGTAGGCATATCAATAGTATCCTGCTGTTGCGTTTATCATTTGTGGTTTAGTTCCTGACATTCTGCGCTTATCTTGGTCATTCAATGCTTTAACAGCATCTTCAAACAATGCACTCCATACAGGTAATCTGCTATCGTCATTTAAAAATGGTGCAGCGTGTAATAATGTGCCATACAAGTATATTTGCGGTGATTTACTCAATAACCAATTTGTATCTACATCATTTACCAAAGGCGTTACTTCAGCCAAGTACCTCATAATGCCAATGGTAGCATCCGGGGGAAACGGATAGAATAATAGTTTAGTGCCTTGTATAGAATAAAATCTAGGTATACCTGAGTCAGCACCTATTCCATCTAATGAGTTGTGTGGTACATATTGCAATGGATATTCAGAGCTTTTCATCTGTATATTACGCATTTCTAAAAAGTTTGTAGGCAATGTTGTTTGCCCTACGTTTATAGTAAACTCAGTGTATTCTTCCATCTCAGATACATTGACTTTGCGATTAACGCTTTCTTCATTCATTTTAATAAAATTAGGTATTTGTGCAGTTAAATCATCACGATTTAACGTGTCATTTATAACTGTTTTTAATTCGCCTAGATTTGCAAATGCCATAACTACACCTTAAACTGCGCTACTCGCAATGCCTGAAACTCATTACTGTTTAATTTTTCTACAACACGAGGCCAATGATCTTGATTAAATACATCAATGCCCTCTGTTGCTTTCCAATGCTGTATTAGACCTAATGGTATTGTGCCAACTTTAACTAAATCAGCTTTACCTAATGTGCCTTTAGCATCATATTGTTGTCTTTTATTGTTATCTAATATTTTAGTAACATCTTGTTCTGTTTTTACATACATTTCATCTGTTGCGCTATCAACTGCTAGGCTGTGCTTCATTCCTGTTGCTGCATCGTATGAAAATGGTTTAAAACTACTCATGTTAATCCCTTGCTACTACCAAATCGTTTTCTTCTAATAACTTAGCTTGCGCTGCATTTGTTTTAAATATGTCGCCTTTTTTATAACATATTTCACTACCATCAGCATTTGATTTACCAGTTCTTATTTGCGCTATACCGCCTTTTTTAGTGACAATGCATTCAATGCCGTCATCTTTTTGTATTTTTGCTTTAATTTTTGGTGCTTTTGCCTTTGGCATATTTATCTCCTAATTGTAGGGGCTGGCAAATGCCAACCCCCATTCGTTACCTAATACTAGGTTAAGTCTGCGGCTACGCCTAGACCTTTTTCGTTTTTCACGATAAGTGTCATATCACCAAGGATTTGACCTTTTTCGTTGTCACCAGTTTTGGATAGTTCTTCATAACGTGGTGAACGTAATGTACCTAAAGTACACATGGATGGGTCTACAAATAGAGCATCGCGTGTTAGGCCATACTGTACTGGTATTATAGTTAGTTTGCCGTGGTTAGACAGATAAACGTCTGCACCGCCAACAACTACGCCTTCATTCATTCCGTTGATTTCATAGCGGTTAGCTGCAAGTCCAGCAAATCCAGCAAATATTGCTTTATGAGCAGCACTCATGTAGATTTGTGAGAATGTAGCGCCATTGTTAAATCCAGATTGAATTACGGCATCCATGATGTCTTTAGTGAAAGTACGCTGTGTACCATTTGTAGCAGCAGCACAATCTGTTCCGCTATATCCACCATTAGCACCGCCTGAACCGCGTGACACGTTTGAAGTTGCCCATGCTAATGCACCAGCAGCTTTACGCCCAGTTGAACCTGATTCTTCAGATGAGGCAAAGTTACCAATAAAACGAGCTTCAAAGTCACGCTTTAGCTCAATACCTTTGATAAGCTTTTGTCTAGCCATTTCTGACGCTACGCCAGCTGAGTCAACAGCTTCTTGTATGCCAGCTACAACTACCGCACGCTTTTTTGTTTGTACGCGGTTAGCAACACGTGTTCTTGTGTTAGCTTCAAATGATGTAGTATCATCACCATCAACTTGTGCTGAAGCAGCATCTGGAGTTGCTAGTGTTTCTGTTTGCCACTCATGACGTGTAGCAGTAACTTTTACGCCACCGCCTTTGATGTTTGAGCAGAATGGTGTTTTCTCAGGAGCAACGCGCTCGATAAGGTTTGAGAGGTCTTCTCTGTTGCCAGCAACACCTGCTGGTACGATTGTGTTTGTTGGTGCAGCCATCTTAATATCTCCTGTTGATAGCTAACTCGATAGCAATAACGCTACAGCATCATCTAATGAATTAGACTTATTGAAACGTTTTGCAGCACGAGCTTTTCTTAATGAATTTGCATTACCCGCTGATTTGCCTTTTGACTTGATTGTCTTAGGCACAGGTTTTGCGCTAGTTTTTGAAAGTTTTTTCTGACTATTGCGGTATTTAATACCATCATAAGCCAAAGCTAACATTCCTGGCTTTGCAAACCTAAGTTCTTCTGGTGTAGCTCCTAAATCCAACAATGTCTTAGTCAATGTTTGTTGTATTTCCGGGCCTTTAACAGCATCCAGTAAATCTGGAAATAGTTTAGGTACATTTGCAAAGTTTTCTTGCAGTATCTGTTGTTCGTATTCTTTTTGTGCATTGACCGCAGATTCTTTATGAACCTCTAAGGCTTGCGACTCAGCTTCAAACAACGCTTTGTTTTGCAAGTATTCTGATGGGTCTCTTTGCGACATAGCTACCCAATCAATGTTGTTCCAACGTTCATCAAACAATCTATCTAATGTTGCTGTTTCAGTTTGCACTGACTCAATAACATTATTTAACTGCTCCATACGTTGCACTGACTGTTTAGTTACTTCAGCCGCAGCTTGTTGCGCTCTAGTTGTTTCAGCTTGTGACCGCTTAACTTCATCTGCAATAACAGACTGTGCTTCAGCAGGCAGTGATGAAAAAACATCTTTTGCGCCATCAGTCCAGAATTGGGGTGCATCGATTGACGGAACATCTTCTTCCGCTTCAACTTCCTCAACTTCTTCATCTTCAAGGTTGACCTCGCTATCGTCAGGCTCCTCGTCGTCGTCGATGGCTTCTGGTTCACCATCTAGTTCAGTATCTTCTGTTTCTACTTCTTCTACAGCATTTGTAGTTTCTGCTTCTTCAGGCTTTGGCGGTTCTAACTGTGTTAGCTCGCTTACGGCTTGGTCGATACTTAAGGGGGCTTCATTACTCATTTCTTAGACTCCTTCTTGGTTGATCTTATGAGTGTCAATGTAGTTGTTTAGTTTACGTGGAATCTCACGGCACACATTGATAAGTGCTATAAGTTCACGTCGTTTATCTTCATCTTTTGCACCTGTTTTTAGTAGTGCTTCGTATGCTATTTCTTCCATGTTTTTTAGTGCTGTGGTTGTCAGCTTTAATTCACGTTTTGCTTGTGTAGCGTTCGTGCTTGCTTCTGCGCCATTTATTGTTGTCATGTTATAAGGCTACCACCTGGTCTAAATGATGATACTTCTTGTTTATATTGCATTTCCATTTCACGCATCTGCACAGCAAGTGCTGTTTCGCGGTCAATTTTCTCACGCTGTAAAGTATCGTTTGCAGCCATTTTTTCACGTTCTAATTGCATTTTGCTGTCTATTTCGTATTTTTTAAGTTCCATCTCTTGCTGTTTAGCTTGCGCTTCCATTTGCAATTTTATCTGTTCGCTGTTATCTTGCGGCTCTTGTCCTTGTTCACCCATGCCAGGTTGCGGTGCAGGGAAAAACATTTCAGGTGCTTTTATACCAGCTTTGGTAGCGTATCGTATTAATGCAGCGTGTATTGACTCAGGCGTTGCAAGTGAACCTTGAGGCGCACCGCCTTGCTGACTAACAATTGCAGCTTGCAGATTAATGACTTCTTTAGCTAACAATGCTTCTTGTTGTTTGCCACCAGCGCCAACACCAATCTCAATAGTCATATCGTTACGTCTACCCCATTTTGTAGGGTCTACTTGTGTCCACTTACCTCTTAGCCTTACATAATCAGCTTCTGTTGCATAATCTTTGATAAGACAATGTATTCCTAGCATCATATCTTTAATTCCGCCTTCGGCAAAGATACGTGCCATTAGCCTTGTACGTTTTTTGCCTTCAGAAAGCATTGTAAGCGCCCCTGAGGCCGTTTCGTGCAATGTGTCAGCCTTTATGCCTGTTTCACCGCGCATGATGCCTGTACGGCGTTCTGCCATGACATTTGCTGTTTCAAGACCTGTCATGTAATCAAAACCACTGCCAGCCAGTCTGACTGGTCTTACGGCACCGCCATTGCGTGATCGTATCGGCGCACCGGGCGTATTGTTGAGCAAATCAGATATAGTGTTTTCATTTGCACCATCTTCTGACACTTCCATGCGTTGATTGAGGCTAAATGACAGTTCATCTAGCATATGACGTTGTATGCCTGTTTTTACACGCTGTACTTCAATTAATTTGTCAGCTAATGATAAACCATAAAATTTATGTGGCATTGGGTATGGACATATACTAGAGTATTGTATATAGTCCGCATCTTCTATTTCCAAGATAACTGACGCATCATCATTAGTTATAAGCCGCTTTATTTGGCCTTCAACACGTATGTAATGCTCTAAAACAGTAACTTGCTCCATAACACCTATAGAATTGTTAAATTGGTCATCTTCAGTGTCAAGACTACGTGCATCAGTAACAGTTTCATTGTCACCAGCGTCAATATTAGTTAAATTAGCTACTTTATCAGGATCATAACCTTTTTCTAACAAATCTTGCTTACGTGTTTGTATTTGTGCTACGCAATATGTTGTATCGCGTAATCTTACAGTATCTTTTGCTACTGCAAATCGTTCAGCAGGTATGGTTTCTACTTTTACACGGCCTTTTGTAGTAGTTTTTGTAAATTCAGCGCCTGTTATAGTTATTTGGCCATCTTCACGTTCTTCTGTTTCACCAGCTGTTAATTCATAGCCGTTTTCAAGCATTGACATATAACCAAAGCCATCAATCTGCTCATATGTTTGTTTGTCGTCGTAGCTATCTTCTTCCCAATACCAACGAAATATACCTGTTTTTAGCAATAATGCTTCTTTGATGCCGTCATATAGCACCTGGAAGCCGTTGTTTTGCTCAAAAAACACATGATTTATGTAATCTGTTTCTTGTTGTGCAGCTTCCTCATCTTCTATTCCTACAGGCTGAAATACAGCAACATCTTCACCTGACAGTATTTCTACAAGATCAGGCAGTATAGATTCAACATTGTCAGCAATATCTGTACTCACAGTCTTACTACGCTGTCCAAATACAGATACATCAAACACATCGCCATTATAATAACGTAATGCTATTTCACGACTGTTTGTTAGGTCACTGTCATGTGACATACCAATAGATTGCTCAAACTCAGCACGTACCATAGATAGTACATCGTCATTGCCAGCATCATCAACGCCATCAGCAGTGTTGTTTTCATCGTCGTCAAATATGTCTGCGTTATATTCTTGCATTATATTGCACTTCCGTAGTTAGGCATTATCAGTGGTTTTGCTTTACGTCTAACAAATCTATCTGACATTATTGCCATTAATCCAAAACTATCAGCGTCATGTGATGACCAATCGTGATTAGGCCCAAGTCCTATTTCACGACCATCAGCAGGGCGCTTTTCGTGATACCAACCTAATGATACTCGGCCAGCTTGTGTTTTTTCTCTAACAAACTTACATTTAGGTAGTATGCGTCTTACAGCTTCAACACGTTGCATTGCTGCGCCTTTACCTTGGTTTGTTAATGGTTTTAACACCTCAAATCCACCATCTCTCCAATGATCTTCTATTCTTTTACCTGTCCAACTATTCTCATTAACACCATCATGCGGCAGTTGCATAATAGCGTGAGGCCATCTTCTACGCATCTCATTGATGTGATAACTAAGTACCTGACCTTGTGCTATGTAATGGTCAAGTATATGTATCCATTCACCTACAAACTGCGCTAACCAAATAGTATAACTATCAGCTTTAGCACCAGAGCCGCCAATATCGTGAAAGCCATATACAGGCAGTGCCGGGTCAATAGGTAGACTATCAACTATGCGTTTATCACGTTCAGCTTGCGCTAGTAGTTTAGAAAAATATGCGCCTTCATGCACGCTGGCATAGTCGCCTTCCCATATCCATTCATAACTATCGGGTCGTTTTTCTTGGTCTTCTACACGCTGATTAGCTAATCGCGTTTTGTTAAACCAAGGGTTATCCTTCCAGTTCATTTGTACTATTTTACTGCTTTCAGGCGGTTCTTGCCTAAAGCGTTGGTCTGTAGCACTACCTTTGCGTTCTGGGTTCCATGTTACCCATATTTCAGAGCCTTCTTCACGAATTGTAGGGAGTAGTTTACTCCAAGCTAATTCGCTTACAGGTTCTGCTTCGTCAATCCAGCACAGCATAATACGCGCTTTTGACTTAATACTTTCAAGGTTATGTCTTAGTCCGCTAAAGCTATAATCAACACGCCCTGGCATCTTAGGGTTAGTTCTTATAAACTTTTCGCCTACCTCATAACATTGTGATAACCATTGATTGCCTAATATAGCTGCTTTTACCTCAGCAAAACTACTGTCATTCAAACTGTTTAACTGCTCACGAGCGCAAAGTATTTGTCCACTTTCACCATTACTTGCAAGCATTGCGCCTCTTACAGCCGTCATCATGGCAAAGCTACGTGTTTTAGCACTGCCTCTGCCGCCATATGCGCCCCTAAAATCAGCTTTACCTTCAAACACAGGTATAAGCTTAGGCGGTAATTCTATGTTAATCGCTGTCACTTTTTGGTGCTGTCAATTCTATTTTATTTATTATTTTAAATGGCTCACCGCTATCATCATTAGCCACTTGCATTGGCAATACCTTGCCTAGCAACGTCATAAATGCGGCAGGATTTTCTTCTGCACGTTCACGTAAATACTTAACAAGACCATCTTTACCGCCACCTGTTTTGATCGCAGCTTGCAATATTGCATCTTTTAACAATGCAGTTTGCTTATTGGGTGTACCTTTTTGTCGGCCACCTGTTTTCTTATGTCCCGGCTTAAAACCCATTTCTTTGCCTCAATTCTGCATCAGATATTGAACCCATACCTCTTATTTGATTGTTTAATGTTTGTTGTTGCATCATGCGATTATAGTTGTTAAATGCATTATTATTGCCTTCGTACGGCATATAATCTTGCATAATAGGCTGTTTATCAGGCATTGTAGGCATACTGTATTGTGGCATTTTAGGCTCTACAGGCTCTACATTGTTAGTTAACATTGGCTGTGGTTGCTCATATTGTCTAACAGGCTGCATTTGATTAGGTATTTGTTGTTGTGTTACAGGCATTTGTTGCATAGGTTGTGGTATCTGTGGCATTTGTGCAACACTAGGTGCTGTTTTAATATATTCTGGCACAGAATTTTGCATTATAGGTTGTTTTGGCGTAGGTTGCATAGGGCGTTGTTGTATAGGTTGTTGTTGGCTCATCATACCGCCATTACCACCAGATCGCCTTACAGCACGCTGCAAAGGTGCAAATCCCATGTTATTTTGCCTACCACCATTGGTTAGGTTGCCATTGGGTCTATTAAATCTATCTAAGCCAGGTCTACCAAACATAATATACTAATACCCAGGTATCTTATAACCGCTTGATTTACGCTTACTAGAACGCTTTCTACACTTACCCATCTTCTGACAGGTCTTAGGACTGGTACATGACTT